GTCCACCAGGTTACCGATAATGGCTTCGTGTTCCGCAAAGCCGCCACTGATCAGATAGTCAGCAGTGCCTGGGGGGGTGGTCTTACCGGCTGTGTCGTCTACTAACTCGCTCACTAGGGCGTGCTCCTTAAAAAATGGGGCCGCCCACGGATGCAGGTGACCCGGTTACTGCTGGCTTACTTGGCGGCTTTTGCTTTCTTTGCAGCCTCTGCCTTCACAGCAGCAGCTTCTTCTTCAGCCTTTTTGGCCGCGTCAGCCTCTGCCTTCACAGCAGCAGCTTCTTCTTCAGCCTTTTTGGCCGCGTCAGCCTCTGCCTTCACAGCAGCAGCTTCTTCTTCCTGAGCTTTCAAGGCAGCAGCCTCTTCAGCTTCAATCTGCGCCGGTGTTTTCCAGCCAAGTTTTTCGGCCTCTTCGACTGAGGTGGGGTTCACGCGAACAGCGACGCCACTGGGTTTGATGTACTCGATAAGTCCGTCAGACATTGTTGTTTCTCCTGGTTAGATACAAAAAAGGCAGCCCGCTACCGGGTAACAGGCCGCCTGATTGACGCTGTCAGTGGCTAGGGGTTACCGAAGCCTTGACCAGCGAAGAACGGATTCAAAACGGCGTAGGCCGGTCTAAAGTCGATGCGTACAGCGTTCTTGTTCGCCAAGAAGTCAGAGCCCATAGACACACGAAGCATCAAACCATCGTGGGTTTTTGCCAGCGTGTCAGTGCTTTGAAGTTTCTTGATCGGAACGGAACCAATGGAGAACGCCTGCTTGTGCCAGAACAGGTTGGGCTGAATCACGTTGCCAGAAGAGCCGCCCAGGGTCACAACGGCACCATTCGCCAGAGCAGCGCTGATGGTGTTGTACTGTCCTGCTGCCTCGAAAATACCGGGGCCGGTTACGATCAAGGTGGCTGCGCCTGCTCCGTCAGTAACGGTGCTTTCGGTAACCGTGCCAGACCAGAGTATCTGAGAGCCATCCGCGCCGATAATGGGCTGACGAGTGGACAGGTTCAAGCGGTTGCTACCCGCCACAGTGATAGTCGTTCCAGCTATAATTATGTTGCTGGCCTGGAGCCCTGTAACAGACAGCACCTGAGTCATCGTGTCTTTAGCGGTGACGTAGGTGGGATCAGGGGCGGCTGCCAATGTGCCCGCACGATCGACAAATGTGCCTGTCCCATAACTGGCTAGAGTGGTGCAAGCCATCACACGCATGCCCGCGAAATTCTCTTTCACAAGCGCCTTGTCATTGGCCAGAGAGACTTCGGGGTTGGTGCCCAGCGAACGCTGCTGGTCAGCCAGTGCAACCTGTGTGAATGGGTTCATGCCGTAGCACCAAGGTGCATCCTGTGGCACGCCTGATGAAAGTAGAGTTGCACCAGCTTTGGCAACGTCACCCCATGAGCCAACGGCAGTGCCAGGAACACCTGACAGGAGCGCAGTGTTCTCCATCATGAACTTGGAATAATCCAGTTCCATGTCGACCACAAGGCGGTCCATCATGGGGATATTAACGAGCTTGTTTTTCTGCGCCATCTTCAGCGCTTCATCGGCTTCGTCGTAATCTACATAAACCGTGAAGTAGTCCTGAACCACTCCGGATGACTTACCAGTAACGATGTCGGACTGATCTGCACCAGTGATGGCACCCGTAGGAGAGCGCACAGTTCGGTAATCAGTCGGGCGTTTGAAGTCGACAATCTTGCCGGTGTCGCCGTCTTTAAAGCGGCCCTCAAGCAATTGCGTATCGACATTTTTGGAAATGGTGCGCTTCGTTTCGAAGCTTTTGGTGATGATGGGCGCAAGTTTGCGCGTGAAATTCGATTCAAAATTGTTAGCCATGGTAAATCCCCTTTTCGGACAGGCAGAAGTTAAAAAACACTTCCGGTTGCTGTCGTCCGGTGGATTTACCAGCTCTAACCTTGATGACGGACAAGTGGCCGTGGGGTGTTAGATGCCGTGGTCTAACGATTTACCGGCGAACCGCGCTATCTCTAGCCCGTGACAGAAATATATGCACACCCTGCCACGGGCTGTCAACTACTCGTAGGTGCCCCACTTATCATCGTCGTTGGGCTCACCCAGGCCAATGCCGTCTGGATTGTCCAAAGGTTTGGGGTCAGCTATCACTTTTGTGCGCGAGGCTTTGGCCTTTTCTTTGATCTGAGCCATCAACTCGCCGGCACGCACTGGACTGACATCGACAATGGATTGCAGCTCATCAGGGTTTTTGTACAGGTACTCGGTAATGAGCGGCCCGAGTTCGTCTTGCATGATGTATTCCAGCACCATGCTGGGCTGGTTGGGATCGGTGTGTGCTGAAATGGCTGCCGCGACTGCTGGGCCCGCCTCGGCGAGCAAATCTTTGTCGACTCCCAGTTTTGTCACACGCTCTCGATAGGCGTTGGCTGTTTCAACCTGGCGTTGCTGCGCTTCCCACTGCTGCCGTTGAGCCTGCTCAGCCTTTAGACCCTCCAGAACTTCCTGGCGGGCATCAAAACGCATCTGCTCTTTCAGAGTGTCGTTATAGGTTTCTGCCTTGGCCTCATAGTCGTCGTCATACTCGTTTGGCTTTTCCGGCAACACAGGGCGCTGCGGCTGCGTGTACTTTGCAAGCTCTTGCTCCAGTTGCGCACTCTTTTGGCGCTCGGTTTCAGCTTCTTGGCGGGCCTTTGCAGTTTTGGTGGCCTGCTTTGCAGCACGATCGTTGAACACTTCTTGCTGCTCTGGCGTAAATTCTACCTTGGGAGCCTTGCCCTCTTCTCCCTCTTCGCCTTCTTTGGGATCAGCAGGTTCATCGCCTTCTTTGGGTTCCGGTGGATCAGCAGGGTCGGCTGAATCCCCGGACTCCGCTGGTTTTGGTTCTGGATCAGGCGCCGGCGTATCATCCTGCCCCTCGGTGTAATCGGTTTCCTCGTCAAAATCTTCTGCTGCGTTACCCATAGTTCTCTCCTATTGCGGTGAAACGGGCACCGCGCCCTAGCCAGCGTGGCTTAAACTGGCGGCAAACCTTCATTTTGTAATTGTTCCAACTGCCGACCTATTTCAGCGATACCGCTAATGGTTGCAGCGTTCTCAAGATTCTTGCCTTGTGTGGTGGCGATTTGGCTGTCTGTTTGTGCGCCCTTAAGCTCGACATCGGCACCAGCCTTGTGCGCGTCCACTTGGGCCTCGAACTCCCGAATATCAAGCTCCCTCGATTTGTTCTTAAGCTCTGCCAAGCTGATTTGTATCTTGCCCTGCGCTTCGATCTGGTCTGTCTGCGCTTTGAGTTGCTCAGCCTGTGCCTTTTTATCTTCAGCCTGTGCAGCGATCATCATTGGATCAGGTTGCTCCGGCTGTTGCTGCTGCAACTGTTGAATCTCGGCCTTTTCCTCATCAGTCATCTGGTCGGGAGGTATCTCGCCAGCCATCAATAATTTGCGGCGGGCACGCTCACCCAACTGATCCATTCCCGGTGAGTCCATGTTGTTCAGGAGTATGTCCGCACCGATCTGCGCAACTTCAGGCTGTATTTCTGCGATTGCAGTAATGGCACTGACGGTCTCGCTCTGACGGTTCTTGAAGCTCTTGCCTACCGAGCAATACACATCGTAATTGCCCGCACTCAGATCGTTTATCAGCACATCCTGACCTGTCTGCTCG